GATCGGCTTGTATCCGACCGGATACAGGAAAGCCGGCGCTCCAAGGAAGCGGATGACGCCCGCGACCTCATCAAGATCAACGTCAATATAGATGGGCCGTTTGGTCTGCCGATATTTGGCGACCCTCATGTTGACGACGCGGGGTGCGACTTTGAAACCTTGGCTGCACACCGACAAATCGCGATTGACCACCCATTCATTCTGGCTGGTAACATTGGCGATAATCTTAATAATTGGGTTGGACGCCTCGGCGCTTTGTATGCGCATCAGACAACGACTGCGGCCGAAGGCTGGAAGCTAGTCCAGTGGCTTGTCAGCCCATTGCGCTGGCTGTTTTTAATCGGCGGCAATCACGACCTTTGGATGGGAAACGGCGACCCGCTTATGTGGATCGCTCAGCAAGCCAATAGCGTTTATGAACCGCATGGCGTTCGCATGGAGCTTAAACAGCCCTGCGGCACAGTGACCCGGATTCACTGTAGGCACGATTTCCCCGGCCACTCAATTTACCATTCTTTGCACGGCCCAAAGCGCGAAGCGATCATGGGCTTCCGTGACCATCTTATCGTCGCCGGACATAAGCACACAGGCGGCTCAGAGCAGCTTGTCACGCCAGACGGCATTGTCAGCCAGATCGTCCGCGTCGCCGGCTATAAAGTGGTGGATTCCTACGCCCACCAATTAGCGCTCAAGAAAATGATGATTCATCAGGCGGCGCTTATCATCATCAATCCTGATTCTTACACTTGGTCTGAATCAAGCCGTTTCCGTCTAGAGACCAATGTAGTAGCAACCGGACAAATTAAGGTCGCTTACTATGGCTATGGAGCACTCGCAACTAAGGTAGGCGCTGGCGCTTACAGATTTATGGTTGCTTAGTAGTAATTAAGTAGTGACGGCCAGTCCGCTCCCGAGCTGGCCGCTCACCCATTAGATGGAAGGATAGGAAATGCCCTCGATCGTATTAGCCTCTGAGCTGAGGACAATCTTTGGCGTTTCCTCATCCCTGTATAACGATGCTTATTTCAATGACATTATTGACACCAGCGAGAACATCATTCTTCCAATGCTGGTTACATTCGCTTCGGACATCAAAGCCGTCAAGCTTGAGGATAATGTCGCCTATTTCACCACCTCAACAATTCACGAATTTACCGAAGGCCAATCCGTCGTAATAACTGGCTGCGGAGCACCATTTAACGGCACACACACAATTACCGACGACGAAATTACCGACTATGTATTTACCGCAGCAATCACTAATGCAGATGTTTTGGAAAAGAACATTATCCCAGCCGGAAAATCTACGCTCTCTGGCGCATCTACGTATGTCGGAAATGCCAATGTCGAGTCTGCTGTTTTGGCAGTCGCCGTCGAAGTCTTTCAATCCCGAACCGCCGCTGGCGGACAAATAGAGGGAGTCGATTTCGCTGTAACGCCGTTTCGTCTCGGGCGATCACTTTTTAACAGAATCAGCGGCTTACTCGGGCCATATATTGATACAGAAACGATGATCGGATAATGCCAGCGAGCACAATATCTGGTGATGTCCGAGGAGCAATCAAAACAGCTCTAGCGGGAGTAACTGCCAATGTCTATGACACAGTACCCGAAGCGCCAATCGTTCCAGCCGTAGTTATCGTTCCGGATTCTCCATATATGGAACTTGAGACAATCGGCCGCGCTAATGTTCGCGTTAATCTTAATTACACCATAACGGCTTGCGTTGCGTATTTCAGCAACGCCGCTTCTTTAGATAATCTTGAGAAGCTAGTAATCAGTATTCTTAGCGCTTTATCAGCGTCTAAGTATGAGCTCTCGACAGTCGAAAGGCCGTCGGTAACTCAAGTTGGAACGACAACCCTGTTAGTTTCCGACATTCGCTTGAGCGTCCGCTACGAGCAAACCGCATAGGAGATCAAATGCCAACAACAGTAATAACTGGCCGCGATGTCACCTTCACCTTAGATTCTGCTGCCTATGATGCTCAGGGGTAGCGATAATGTTCTGAGCTCTTCCGAGAGTGTTCTTGTAGATAGAAACAGATCCATCAGAGATGAAATCGAGGAATCCAGCTGCATCGAGAGTGCGATTGCCGCCATTTGTTCCATATGAAGCAAGTTCATCAGCTACCGCTGCATCTGTTGCCTTTGCATAAGCAAATTCCATTTGGCGAACAAGTTCATCAAAGAAAGCCGGCGAACTACGATCAAGGAGTTCTACGCTGAATGTTTGTCCTCCAGCATACTTTTTAACGGCAACTGAAATGAATTCATTTGTCATTCCCGTTTCATCAATTGTTGCGGCTTCGGTTTCAACGCCTACTGTTGGTACTGCGGTGATTTTAGGAATTTCGAAAGACATTCCGGCATCTGGCAATACGCCTCTTGAAACGCTATCTACCGCTGGGCGGTCAGCGTTTGATAATGGATTGATAATTTCTGTCAGCTGACGAGTTGGTACAAGACCAGCGTTGTTGCTGGTTGTATCATCCGCAGCGCGGACATATTGACGAGCTTGGTCGTCACCGAGCGCAGCGCGAACGCTGTTCTCAAGATATTTCGCCTTTGTAATCTCAAGGCGAGGAGCGGTGAAAAACGCTGGGCGAGATGCCTCAACAGTTTCCACCTTAGCTGCTTCTACCGTTTCTTCGGCAGGAGCAGGAACGGTAGTGTCAGACACTCGTTACTGATCCAGCAATCGATAGCGCTCGCGTCAGCGAAGTCGCAGCTTCAGAAAATGAAGCACCTAAAGAAGATTCTGAGCCAGCACCCGCTGATTCAGACAAACCAACCGAAGGAGAACAAGTGTCTGACACTACCGTTCCTGCTCCTGCCGAAGAAACGGTAGAAGCAGCTAAGGTGGAAGCCGCTGCGCCAAAGCCAGCGTTTTACACCGCTCCTCGCCTTGAGTTCACAAAGGCGAAGTATCTAGAAGCATCAATTCGCGCCAAAGTTTTGGGCGATGATGAGTCACGTCAGTACCTAATGGCTGCTGACACCACAAGCAACAATGCTGGTCTTGTACCAACACGTCAGCTAACCGAGGTAATCAACCCGCTATCAAATGCAGATCGCCCATTGGTCGATTCAGTTTCTCGCGGTGTTTTGCCTGATGCTGGTATGACTTTTGAAATTCCTCGCATCACCGCAGTTCCAACAGTTGCGGAAGAAGCGGAAGCAGCAACAATTGACGAAACCGATATGACAAACAATTTCCTATCCGTTTCAGTTAAAAAGTACGCTGGAGCTCAGACTTTCTCAGTAGAGCTTCTAGATCGCACAAGCCCAGTCTTCTTTGAAGAGCTTGTACGTCAGATGGAGTTCGCATATGCAAAGGCAACCGATATTGCAGTCGGAACAGGCCTAATTGCTGGCGGAACAAACGGCGGAAACCGCACAATGTCAGCTGCTAACTTCTTGGATTTCGTATCCGATGCAGCAGTAAGCATCTACAAGGGAACTCTTGGCTACGCACAAAATATAGTAGTTTCTCCAGAACAATGGGGCGAAATTATGAACCTCAATGATGCTGGCCGTCCGATTTATCAGGCTGTTATCAGCCCAAGCAATCAGGTTGGAAACCTTGCACCAAACTCAGTTACCGGAAACGTTGCAGGTTTGAACCTTCGCGTTGCTCGTAACCTAACTTCTGGAACAGATGACAACTCAATCATCATCGTTAACCCAGAGTCATACACTTGGTATGAGTCACCACGCTTCCGCCTAGAGACCAACCTAGTATCAACCGGACAAATTCAGGTTGCTTACTACGGCTATGGCGCTTTGGCTACAAAGGTCGGCGCTGGTGCATACCGCTGGATGGTTGCATAACAAAACTCAAATAGTGACGGCCAGTCCGCTCCCGAGCTGGCCGCTCACCCAATTAGCTTGAAAGGATAACGAGATGCCAACAATAGTCACGGCTACAGAGCTGAGGACCATTCTTGGCGTCTCGTCATCCCTATATAACGACGCTTATCTAAATGACATTATTGACGCAGCTGAAGCGATAACGCTTCCAATGCTAGTCTCTTATTCTTCTCGCATAATCAAAGCCGAACTTACTGATGACTTTGCTACCTTTACTACTGCCGATTCTCATCCTTTTAGCGTTGGCCAATCAGTAGTAATAACTGGCATTAACGCAACTTTCAATGGCACTCGCACAGTCACAGACACAGGCCCAACTTACTATTTCAATTTCCCGACTTATCCTTATCCAGCTGCTTTCAGTTACAACTACGGCAACACAGAATTTACAGTAGCCATAACCGCAGCTGATGTCACAGAATTTAACGTCATTCCTTCAGGCTTTGCAGTTTTATCTGGTGCTTCCACCTATGTCGGAAACTCAGCAGTCGAGGCTGCCATTTTGAGCATATCGGTAGAAATCTTCCAAGCTCGCACTGCGGCGGGCGGATCTATTGAAGGCGTAGATTTTGCGCCTGCTCCTTTCCGTTTAGGTCGTTCACTCTTTAACCGTGTATCGGGTCTTCTAGGCTCTTACATGGATGTAGATTCTATGGTCGGATAATGACTGCATCCTCAATTTATACAGATGTACGCGGAGCATTAGCCAACGCTTTAACTAGCGTGGCCGCGAATGTTTACCAGGAAGTCCCAGAGTCGCCCATGGCTCCTTTTGCCGCGATCGTCCCGGACTCTCCATACATGGAATTAAATTTAATAAATAAATCTAGTTTAAAAGTTAAATTAAATTACACGCTATCGGTAGGAGTCGCCTGGCTCTCTAACGCTGGCTCTTTAAATAACTTAGACAAACTAATACTACAGATTCTCGCAGTTATTCCTGCGGGGTGGGAAATTGGGGATGTCGAAAGACCCGCAGTAACCCAGGTTGGCGCTAGTTACCTGCTAGTGGCAGATATTCGCCTCTCTACTCAATACACACAAACAAACTAAAAAGGAGAGGCGAATATCTGCCACTAGCAGGTAACTAGCGCCAGCCTGGGTTACTGCGGGTCTTTCGACATCCCCAATTTCCC